CGTGCTGCAGTGACTGGTCTATGAGTCAGGTGAGTAACTCTATTGCCAGTAAGAGACTTTCGTCATCTTCAAAACCTGGCGTAAGGTTTCTACCTTCGTCAAAGACATTGGTCCACCGTAAGCCGGACCTCGCTATACTCACTATCCACCTCACATCGAGAACCAAGTGGTGTGAATCACATTACATAAGAAGTGAGGACAACTTACGTCTCTGGGGTGTTATAAACATAGTTTATACTCATCACGGAGTTATTATATACATATAACTAATGTTACTTAGCTGCTTTGATGGCTTTGTTTTTCTTCTTAGCCTGTTTCTTATCAGCACGCACTTGTTGCTTTTCGCCCTTGCTAGCGGTAATACCTTGTATAGCTTTGGCTACTTGTGCAACAATTTGTGCTTGTGGGATAACAGGTGTCAGAAACTCAGCACCACCTCGGACAGCACTAACAACCTTCTTAAACCATTCACCTAACGGGTTTTCATTATATCCAACACCAACTGGTAATTCATATATAGCTCGTGAGTAAATCTCGAACGCAATAGGATCATATGGTGGAGATTTATTTGCAAAATTTGCAATTTGTCCCTCATCAAATGAAGGTGCGCGTTCCATAATTATACGCAAACGAACATTGAATGTTGAGTTTGGTGATAGACCAGTTAAGAAAACACCTGAAGTGTTAAATGGAATGGGTTTGAAATTGTTCATACTTGCATTATACGATAATGCAGCAGTTGCAGAATTGGAAAAGTTTCCAACCCATGCACTACCAGTATTTGACATACCAGTATATGCGCTACCAACTGTATAACCAAATTGACGATTCATCGGTTGTGGTGTTACTAATGGATTATCTAGTGATGCTTGAGTGCATACTACATAAGCTCCATCAGCAGCATCCCACTGTGACGAACCATCTAATTGTAAAGCGTCAGTAACTGTGACTGGTGGCAATTTACTAGTACATGTAAGGCTTGGAAAATACCAAGATGCTGCTATAGCTGTACTACTATATGCTGTCATGCCAACCTGATTGACTTGGGGCATTCTATAACAAGTGGTTGTTCCTTGTTTATTGAGATCAGAACTAGTGTTCTCGATTTCAAAGGCTAAGCCAACTACTCTAGAAGCACCCCAATAATTTGTGGCTCCAGTTGTATTTTGTGGATTTGTAACAGTTGAATTTTGGTAAGTTCTGAAACTAGGTGTAGAATTGATAGTCTGTGGTTGATTATTTGCAGACAAATCAAAAGTACTTGTAGTTACTGAACTAGTCCAAGAGACAACGTTAAGTAAACCCATTGCAGCAACATTAGTTGATGCTGGTACAGCCTGGTAGGCATAAATATTTCTGGCGACATCACTTATCAAGTTATTTGATTGCAATTCCGGAAGATTAAAGATATGAGCACTCCAAGTATCTGTTGAAACTATGCCAGTAGGAGCTGTTAACTGAATAGACTGGTTAATCTCATAAACTAGTGTTGAAGAATTAATTGGATCAGGATATCCAACTACATCAATACTTGTATCATGAAATGGATCTAACGCTTCCGTTAGCCATATTTTACCAGCTTCAGTCACACCTCTTTGTGCGGCTAAGGCCAAAGCCTTTTCTGTTCCTTTAGACAATCCTCGACGAGGCATCTTGAATAATGGATTTACGTCTAATTGGTGTTTCTACCGAATGAACGTTTCTAAGATCAAGACTAGGAGGTCTTCTATCTTTATTATTTGTTAGTTGTCTAATAAATCTACTGTGGTAGATAATCAGAATAAGTTGTACAAAAGTTAAAAATATTTGTACAATATAGTATATAGTTTCGAAAATAGAATTGTCGAATATATACATAGTTTTACCTAGAAATAACTAGGCAATTGTGCACGCAAACACATTGGAATTGCACACTAATAAACGATGAGTACTTGACCTTTATTTTATTAGGTACTTTTAATACTCATAGTTGGTGTTTTCCCAATAGTAATAACAACAATTTATCTACAAATGTACAAAATTATATACAACTACATACAACCCCAAAAGGGGTTGATGTAGATCCACCATGGACGGCTTTGTGAAAGATAAAATTCAGATAACATTCTATCAACTCGCGTAACAATTGTTTCAGCTGATTCAAAACAGCCACTTACTAGCTCTTTAAACCACTCAGGACTACGCAGGAATATAGATTTCTGCTTGTCTGTTCCGTGTAGAACTATAAGATCTCGGCAAATTCTGAATCGATCTTCATCAAATGTATACTCAATACAAAGTGAGAACAACGTTTCTATAAGATACTTTCCACCTTCCGGATTGCATTTTAAATTAAATGCATGCTTATTCCAATTTAATGGAACAGGCACCCAGATGGAATTGTGTCTGATAAAACGATGACTACAAAACTCTATATCTTTGAGTTGTGTTAACTTATCATTCATCTTAACATGGAATCCTTTAATTGACAACCATTTACCATAAGCAATGTTATCACGTTTTGGAAAATTTTCAACTGTATCATCACCCATTGTTCCAATCCTGAAGTCATTCTTTAATTCACCATACATTACGTATTGGTGGTAGTAACGGAGATATACCTGATGGAAAGAATTCATGTCTATGGTGCGAACACCACCAGAACGAGTAATACCACCCATATTGATACAAGTAATACCACAAGAACATTGTTCTTGTTTCGATTCCTTGTCACAAGTTGGACAATACCATTCGATCTGTTCATAAATTGTACCATCTGATAGTATGATGTCACCATTGTACGTTGCTTTATTACGACGTTTAAACAACTCTTGCCATGATTTAAATTGGGGATGATCTCGATTATCACACATACGTGTGCGTCTGATCTCATCCACTTCATAAGCATCAAGCGGTGTTGTTATATCATAGGCTGTTTTATCTGTTGAACCCCATATTTCACGACTAGGTGTACCATCATCTAAGTATCTAAATAGGTTGTGTGTGCCTCCATTATAGAAGCTCATACCAACCTTATTAGGTACTGTAGTATGATTTTCGTACATAGCATCGAGACTAGGATCTAACAAACAATGATCTATGATTTGATCGATAATTGAAACATTGAATATAAGACGATGTCTACCAAGGTTGATCTTTTCAACTTTATGTGGTTCCTGTTTCACAAATAGTCTACTGGGATCACCTCGGTAATCATCATTATTCAACATATGTTGCATACGTTCTTTGACTTCATCAACTAACGGTTGTAATCCATTACCAAGTTTCATGACATCATCTATGAGCTCACGATTAATGGTGAATTCATAAGACTTAGGATGACCTGGACTAGATCTAGGATTAATTTTGTTTTGTATCACACTAGTAATGTGCTCATCTGATAAGAAATTATCTGGTAACTTCCATCGTGCAGTTGAGTACACCGTTTCTAGGTGGTTTAAAACCTTATTCCTGATAGCTGGGTCAAACTTTGGTCTAAATTTACCATCTTGGGTTTGCTCATAGTTTAAATTGAAATAATGTTGGATATGATACACTAATGACTTGTATTCTGAAGCTGGACTGACGTCAGGTTGACCTAGTCCACTGGGGGTTTCCCAAGGGATTCGATCATCCTTCGGCCAAGGTATGTTCTTGACAAATCTACCTTTAACTTTTTGTTTAAACTTAAACACAATGGGTCCTGCCGCTCCATTATTTAGAGCCGGACCCCGTATGAGTTTAAATGTTCAATTGTTTGTTGTTGGGTAGTTGCACTTTCAAGATTACCTTCCTTCTTCGTTAACACAGTATTAGGTATTTTCTCAGGTTTTGATTTTTGCTTAGGCGGCTTCCTGATCAAATTGAGAGTACTACAATCATGTTTTGTACAAGTGTTTCGCTCAGTTTTACATTTACATTTATCTGTAACTTCACTGGTTTCACACTTTTCATGACAAGTCTTGCAGTATTTTTGTGGTTTCGCTTTCGGTTGCACTTGTTTTGTCTTTACTTCTGGAGTTTGCAATGTCTTCAGTGCTTTTGTTACTACTGATTGTAGTACACGTTGCACTTCAATTACATCTGATGCTCGTAACATAGAATTTTGTTGTGTAGGTTGAGCTGGAGGTATATCTTGACCTTTAGCATCTTCTAAATCTGCTAAATTATGTCGTTGTACATCTACCTGATAACCTGCATCGTCAAATCCTGCTGTTTGTTCGGTTGGCACAAAATCATCAGCGTTTTGTATATCATTTCTCCATTGTCCTTTTGCGCGACGTTCAAATTCTTCAAAATCTTCAGAAGATTCAAAGGGAATGAAATCATCACCCGCACGGACTATGTAATCACCATCTGGTGTTATAAATGATTCATAACGCTCATCATTGGCTAACCTTTGTCTAAGCATCTCTTTTGCTTTTTCAAGTATGTAAGGACTTTCAAAGTGTTTACCCTCTTCAGCAAGTTTCTCATCTTCAATCCATTGAGGAATGAAATATGTGAGAAGCTTATAAAGAGAGCCAATAGGTACTGCCATATTGACAGGAGGCTTAACTTTATTGTTGCCCATTGTTTGGATTCCAATTACAAAGTTCATAGAAGTATACAAACCTGTACCACTCCAACCATAATCAGTTGAAGCGTAGTGTTCAATGCATTTAAGTTCTTTATTATAAGTGGCTCTTCCCATAGTCATCACTTTATGCCCAGCTGAGTCAACACCATAAAGGTTTACCTTTGTTGAAGTTAAAGTATCAGGTCTCACCCAATCAGGTGGAACCTTTGCTTTTGCAACTCCAAGTGTTGCCCAATTACTAAGTGACAATCGGTAACATATTAGATCATCTTGCTCAATACACCAGAATTTGTGTTTATCGTCTAACTGCACAGTGTGGAATTGTCCATTTATAGCGAACTTAATTTCTTTAGTATCGCGTACATCTGAACGTTCCACTTGATGTGTAGAACAACAAAAATAATCACCCATTCTGATGCCCCAAGCATGGTGTCTCCATACGGCACCTTCTTTTGTCACTTGTTCAGCAAGTGATGATGGGTATTTTGACACTGGTATTAATTCGGAACCTACGATTTTACTCTCGTAAACCATAGCATTTAACATTTTGTCAGTTTGTATATCCATCATTGGTGGATTGGATTGGGTGACCGAAGTCAACCCATACAGTAGTGGATCTGCTACATATTTTGCTATTACTATATCTTGTCTCACACTTTGATCATAAAGATCTCTCAGTTTTAACTTATATTCTCCATCTACACGATCTATTGTAATGAGTTCCCATCTACTTTTTGGATCTTCAATCTCACTAAAGAGTTTGATACCTCTGTAGAATTTTGTTACTCTATTAAATATTTTTGTGAATATGGTCGTGAACATGTCATGACCATTAATAAAGAGAATTAATCTATAAAACAGATACAGTGCGAAAGCAAATATGATTAGTAACCATATTGTGTAAGCATGTTCATAAAACTGCAAATAAGCTTTAATATGCCATTCTGATAGTTTTATCATAACTGGTACTATGATTGGTTCATACAACCAATCCTGAACTAACTCAGTGAATCTTGCTTGTATGTCCACAAATAATTCACGATATGTCCAACATAAATCTTGATGATCTACTTTGAACTCATAACTGAGTCCATTGTAATCAACAAATCTAAATGTATCTGGACCATGATTATTTTTAGTGCACATCCAAGCATTCACTGTTTGCAGTTCATGATTGTATGTTATACCGTAGTTGCCAATTTTATTATTTCTATATAGAATTTGCATGTTGAGAGAATTGGGTATTCTACCCTCGAGTGGTAAATCAAGGAAAGCCTTTCGGATTCCACTTTTCCACTCAACGATTTCCAATCTTTCAAAAACTGGTACTGCTGAGTTTGCTGAAACACAATTAAACATCAATATAATGCATAATAATGTTGCAAGTACGACTCCACGTACTGACCTAGAAGTCCTACGATCCACACGCATCTGTGCTTTGTGTTTCGAAAGAATCACATTTGCACGGAACAGGGAGTTGGAGTTCCAGGTTTTTGATGAGGTCCACAACCATTCTATCAATAATTTCTTGCTTAAGTTAGGAACAGGTATACTCATTTCACGTAGCTGGCGAACTATAGCATTGCGGGAAGAATTATAAATAATTTCCGCTATGTTATCTTTAGAATTCAGTTGATCAGTGACTTCACAAGCAACAACAGTCCTAGGGACTGCTGCGTTGTTGAGTCGCGAATAACTGTCTATTTGTGTTGCCATGATGAAATGTGAATGCTCGTTTCTTTGACTTATAAGCACGAGGGCTATTGAACAGAACTTGTTCGTAATAAAATGCACGTATTTTACCAGCCTCGTTCAGCAAAATCCAGGGGACAGCAATCCAAATAAATGGATAAGCTAGCCACGCAGAAACAACTTCGTAAATGAAGATGTAAATAATGCCTACTAGAGGTAAAGATATGGCGTAGTGCATAACCTCCACTAGTTTATGAATCTAAAACTCTGAAATGGTACACAATATTGTGTAAACCAATTATCGAATTCACTTGAATGTGGGCTGATTAAATCTAGATCAAAGTAATTTACTTCAATATCAAAATCCTCGAAATCTAATCCGAGAACCCAAATTTGAACAAATATACTTACGATTGTTCGAATGTGTAAAATATCTGTTACACTTCCACACTTAATGAAAAATGTGGCGGTAGGTAACGGAATATTTCCAATACGTAACAACCGTGATGTTCTAAAATAAATCGGCTCACTACTTATTATACTTGTGCTTAATTCAAAGCAATATGTATTATTAGTATTTATCAAGTCATAATTCAAAATACGCAAACGCGTTTCTTGAGCTATAGATTCTAACCAATGTGCGTTTCCTATATTCATAAAAATGAATATGGTAAACAAACTTTTATTAAAGAGTTAAAAGCAAAACGAATAAGACTTCAACACAATATATGTAAAATTCTGTACAATATCGTATAAATCTT